GCCTTCGACGTTTACGCTTTGATCTATCAGCTATTTATGAAAGACATTCTTGATACCAAAGGCTTGCTGAATGGTATCGAAGTGATGTTGAAGAATTGGGATTGTACCAAGCTTATCAGCTATCTCGCTACGAATAGCTGTGCTGGTAACAAGCTCAGTCTGAAAGATCAGGCTCAACAGTTTGCTGGTAACTATGGATTGGGTGATGACATTAAGGACATCACACGTATCCCACCAGACATCTTGTTGGAATACAATCTGATTGACTGCCTATCTACTTGGTTCGTCCATAATAAGAACTATCCTATTATGGTTCAGGACCAGCAGCTTGAAATCTATGAGACGATCTTTAAACCAGCTACAGTAGATATCATCCAGATGCAGTTGACGGGTATGCCCATCAACATGCGTAAGGTGAAAGCCATTAAGTATCTGCTGGAACGCAAAGAGCGTGTAGCAGTCACCAACGTACAGAAGTCCTATACGGTTGAGCAGTACACTTACATGCTCAAGGAACGTTGGGTCATTAAGCGCAATGCTGAACTCAAGGTTAAGCGTGTCACCATTAATGACGCTAAGCATATTGAGTTTAACCCACAGTCTGGTGATCAGGTTCGAGACTTGCTCTATACCCATTTGGGTCTACCAGTCTTAGAGCTTACCAAATCTAAGCAGCCTAGCACTAAAGCTAAGGTACTTGAGGTACTCAAGAACCATACAACTGATCCATTGGTTTTGGACCTGTTGCAGCGGCTATGTGACTATGCGGCTGTAGCCATCATCCTGAGCACGTTCATTCCAGCAATGGAGAACAGCGTACAGGGTCCAGATGGCTGGCACTATATGTTTGGTAACTTCAACCTGGGTGGTACTCTGTCCGGTAGGTTGAGTAGTTCTAAACCTAACTTGCAGAACATTCCTGCTACATCGATCTTCGCTAAGTGGATCAAGTATTGCTTCCAAGCCCCACCAGGGTGGGTTTTTTGTGGTTTGGATTTTGCCTCTTTGGAGGACAAGATTTCTGCCAAGACCACCAAAGACCCAAACAAGATCAAGGTCTACACTGATGGCTATGACGGACATTGCCTACGGACCTATTATTATTATACTGAGCATATGGTTGGTATTGATCCTACCTCTGTAGAATCAATTAACTCCATTGCTTCAAAGTATAAGTCCTGGCGTAGTAAGTCTAAGAACCCTACCTTTACCCTAACTTATCAGGGTACATGGAATACTCTTGTAGTGAAGTACAACTTCACACCTGAGCTAGCTAAGCTTGTCGAAGCTAGATACCATGAAATGTACAAAGTTAGTGATGATTGGGTAGCAGCTAAATTAGATCAAGCTATGAAGGATGGATACATCACCGTAGCATTTGGTCTACGTGTACGTACTCCACTGCTTAAGCAGGTCATCCGGGGAACCAGTAAGACCCCATTTGAAGCTGAGGCAGAAGGCCGTACAGCAGGCAATGCACTAGGTCAAAGCTGGTGCCTTCTAAATTCTAGAGCCTGTAGCGAGTTCATGGAACGAGTTCGTAAGGAAAAGTATCATCTTGATATTCGTCCTTGTGCTCATATCCATGATGCTCAATATTACCTCATCCGGGATGATGTTGCTGCTATCGCCTATACGAACGAGCATCTTGTAAATGCTGTGTTCTGGCAAGATCACCCGGATATCAAGGACGACCTAGTTCCTCTTGGTGGTGAACTATCCATCTTCTACCCAACATGGGCTGAGGAGATTGTCATCCCCAATGGAGCCAGAGAAGCAGAGATTATCTCTGTCATCGATGCAGCACTTAAAAAGGAAAAGAAAGCATGACTGATACCAAGCAGTACTTCAATCTAGTAGCTGGCCAGATTCTATTTATGGCTGATGGTGAATCAGGTCCTGGCATTGTCACCCTGAATTGTCTGGTGAAATCACCTAACAAGGGCATCATTCTTCATGACATTGGCTCTGCTCAGAAGGGCCTACAGATCAACTTTATGAAGAAGATCGGAGCAGACACTAAGGTGGAAGTACGTGATGTTGTCATCCTCTCAATCACTGAACTTGGTTGGTTCACCGAAAAAGAATTCAATCGAGTCCCTGATATGGTGGTACCAAAGAGCTTGGCTGATGCGTAACACCTTTGATCAATGGTGGGAGGAACTGAAGCGTGCTTCAGAGCATACAGGCATACCCATCAACCTGTCCGATCAGGAAGCGTATCGAGAGTTTTATGACTCTCAGCTTTCTCCAATGGAGACTCTTGAGCAAGAGGCCAGCAATGGTTACTGATCAAGCAACAGGTGGGCAGGTAAACTACTATGTAGTTCCTGTTCCACACCCACGTCGTAAAGATCAGGCACCCTATAATGCTGAGTGTGAGGATATCATCTCAGAGTTGGGTATGACTTTCGATGAGGGTTGTGAGTTTAAAGCTATCTGGCGAACTGCTGCTGCACGTAAAGGCAAAACAAAGCCAGGACATAGCTCTGTGTATGATGCTGAAAAGCGTGTCCATTACGCACAACATAGTTTGAATACCGAACGGAATAAGGCTATTATCATTCCTACTCTAGATACGGTGTTCAAGCCTGGAACTGCTATTCAACTACCATCTCCTGATGATGGTTGGATCAAGTGGGATGGTAAAGGAACTCCACCTAATAATACCAGAATGGTAATTGCCAGACTTCGTTCTGGGTTGACTACTCCACCATATCGTTCAGGGAATTTCGACTGGAGGCATAGTATGCTTCCTGGCGACATTCTCGAATACAAGATGGTTTAATATTACCACCGCATTGGAGACAGTCATGCTGGTATCAAACAATGCAGGAATCTCACTGTCTCTGGCGGTGTGGTTACTGCACGATGAATACGACTACGATCCTACAGAGAACTATATTTCTGTAACTCGCCTCATGAAGCCTCTGAGACAGATTGTTCTGCCTCAGAGGATTGAAGCGAGTAAGAAGTTCAGTGATGTAGAAGACTACATTCCTCGTGCTCTTGGTAAGAGTCTACATGACTCTATCGAGAAAGCATGGAAGACAGGTTATAAGCGTGCTCTGGCCCTTCTAGGTTATTCCGAGGATATGATTAATCGAGTTATGATTAATCCAACTGGGGCTGAACTGAAGGCTGCTAAAAACCCTATCCCAGTCTATATCGAACAGAGAGCCAAGCGTAGTATCGACGTAGACGGTAAGACGTACATCATTGGTGGTAAGTTCGATATGGTAGCTGAAGGCATCTTGCATGATAACAAGAGCACCTCAGCATGGTCTTGGGTTCTATCTGACAAGGACGAAGATCATGTCCTACAGATGAGCAAGTATCGTTGGATCGATGCTGCACAACCTATTCAAAAGGTGACGGCTGATTTTTGTAGAATCAATTATATCTTCACAGATTGGCAGAAATTCCAAGCTAAGCAGAATGCAAAGTATCCTCAGAAGCGTGTAGAAACAAAGCAACTTCCATTACTTTCTTTGGCAGAGACAGAAGCCTGGATTAGAAGAAAAGTAAAACTTTATATTAAATATAAAGATACTCCTGAAAACCTACTACCTGAATGTTCAGACGAAGAACTATGGCGTAGCGATACGAAGTATAAGTACTACGCTGATCCAACAAAGACTTCTGGTAAATCGACAAGGAATTTTGACTCCTCATCTGACGCGAAGAAATTCATGATCAATGAGCGAGGTGGTAAGGGAATCGTACTTGAGGTTCCTGGCGAACCAAAGCGTTGCATGTATTGCGAAGCTTTCGACGTTTGCACGCAGAAGGATAGATACTTTTCAAATGATTGATCTAACAGGCATCACCCACCACTCAGCAATTGAAGAAATTGTTGAGGTACTGTGCAACAAGACCCAGAACACTGATCGTGGGTTCTTCCGTGCAGAAGTAGCATACTTCCTGGGTAAGATGGCATCGTCTATGCGTGCCCTCATTGTTACCAAGGATCGTGGTGAGATTCCCGTAAATATCTATGCTCTATGCCTAGCCACATCTGGCTATGGTAAGGGCCACTCTGTTGGTCTGCTAGAGAATGAATTCATGAAGCCCTTTAAGAAGCGGTTCATGGAAGAAACTCTGCCAATTATTGCAGACAAGCATCTATGGGATATCGCTAACGAGCGGTGTGTACGTAACGGTAGCAACGATCCACAGGAAGAATATGAGAAGGTAGCAGGCGAGTTTAAGCGTGCTGGCAGCTTCCCATTCACATTCGATAGTGGTACTCCACCGGCTGTTAAGCAGCTACGTCAGAAGCTTCTGCTAGCCAATGTAGGCTCTATCAATCTTCAGATTGATGAGATTGGTTCCAACCTTGTTGGGTCCATTGATCTACTGACACTGTTCCTTGAGCTTTATGACCAGGGTATGGTTAAGCAAAAGCTAACCAAGAATACAGCAGAGAACCAACGTAGTGAGGAAGTAGACGGCAAGACGCCTGCTAACATGCTTCTGTTCGGTACTCAGTCTAAGCTGTTCGATGGTGGTCAGACTGAAGATCAGTTCTACTCCATGCTAGATATCGGCTATGCTCGCCGTTGTATCTTTGGCTGGGGTCAGCAGGACCAGAAGGCATTCCATACTCAGAGTGCCAAGGAAATCTATAACCGACTCACACAGCCTACTAACAATGTAGCTGTGAATAAGTGGTCAGACACCTTCTACAAGCTAGCTGATCCAGCCATGTATGGTTGGAAGGTAATGGTTGAGGAAGATGTTGGCATCAAGCTAATCGAATATAAGATTGCTTGTGAGCAGGCAGCTACCCTGCTTCCTGACCATGATGAGATTCGCAAGGCTGAGATGAGCCATAGATACTTCAAGGCTCTAAAGCTTGCTGGTGCATATGCTTTCGTGGATGGTTCCGAAGAGATTACTATGGAACACTTCATGTCAGCAGTCTTGCTAGTTGAGGAATCTGGTACATCGTTCCAGCGTATCCTTAACCGTGAGAAGACTTACGTAAAGCTAGCCAAGTATGTGGCTACTGTGGGTACCGAAGTAACCCATGCTGATCTTAATGAGGCTCTGCCATTCTATAAGTCAGGTCAGGCTGCACGTAATGAGATGATGACCTTGGCTACAGCCTGGGGCTATCCACGACATATTCTCATCAAGAAGTCATTCGTAGATGGGATTGAGTTCTTCAAGGGTGAGACTCTGCAAGAGTCTGATCTAACAAAGATCAAGGTGTCGTATAGCGATCACTATGCATATAACTACTTGAACGAAGAAGTACCGTTTGAGCATTTGCATAGATTGACCCAAGCACAAGGAATGCATTGGGCTAATCACCACTTCAAGGGTGGCCATCGTGCAGAAGAGAAGGCACTAGCAGGCTTCAACCTTATCGCTATTGATGTGGATGGAGACACTACACTAGCTACTGCTCATGAACTTCTGAAAGAATGGAAGTTTATGACGTATACTACCAAGCGTCATACTGATGAGAAGAACCGCTTCCGTCTTATTTTGCCTACCAACTACTATCTCCAGCTTGATACCGATGAGTACAAGGAGTTTATGAACTCAGTGATGGAGTGGTTGCCATTCAAGACGGATGAGTCTGCTAATCAGAGAGCCAAGAAGTGGGAGTCCAATAATGGTGAATACCATTATAATATGGAAGGTGAGCTTCTAGACGTACTGCCATTCATTCCTAAGACTTCGAAGCATGAGACACATAAGCAGTCCATGCAGAAGATTCAGTCTATGGATAACATGGAGCGTTGGTTTGCTCAGCGTATTGCTTCTGGTAATCGCAATAATCAGATGATTAAGTATGCTCTGGCTCTAGTAGACTCAGGTCTAGACCTGATGGCTGTGAGAGATCAGGTGCATTCCTTCAATCAAAAGCTATCTAATCCAATGGATGAAGCTGAGATCAATGCGACTATCTTGACGACAGTAGCTAAGAAGTTCCAGAGGAATTAACATGAACGGCAACGACATTGGTTGGGCAGTCTTCCAAATGAAGTGTGGCCTGTCAGTTCGTCGTGCTGGTTGGAATGGGAAGGGAATGTACCTCGTGTACGTTCCCGGCTCCCAAGAACCAATCACCATAACGCCTAACACTCCATACCATAAGGCAGGTCTAACCAAGGTGAAGATTGATAGTCATATCGATATGTATACCGCAGGTGGAACCATGCAGCCAGGATGGCTAGCCTCTCAGGCTGACCTACTAGCAACCGATTGGGAGATTGCTAAGTGAATAACTTAATGAACCTGATGTTTAGTCATCGGTACACATTCACCTATACGAACCATGCTGGCGTAACTGAAGTCCGAACTGTAGAGCCTTCGCAGCTACAGTATGGAACAGTAGCTCCATATTATCCTGAACCACAGTGGCTACTACAGTGCTGGGACTTGGATCGAATGGCTCATCGTACATTCGCTCTAAGCAAGATCAAGGATATGAAGTATGTTGGATGAGCCTCGGCCTATCACAACATACAAAGAAGTTCGTGTAGGCACTAAGCTACGTGCTGATGGTGGGTTCTCCTGCATCAGCAAGGGACAAGTCCTAGTAGTTAACAGCCACCAAGGTGATCTGTTCGTTGCGTGCGATCATGGAATGCATTTTCTTGATGGCCAGTGTGATGACAGACGTGGTGGATATGAAGGATTTGAACCATATGAGTGATGATGCAATCCCACAAATGAATGACCAGCTAGTTCTGATTTCTGGTTATTCAGGTACAGGTAAGTCAGCGAGCCTGCGTAACATCAGGAACCAGCCTGCATGGATCAATCTTAACTGCGAAGCGGGTAAGAGACTTCCATTCAGGAACAAGTTCAACAATGTACGTGTGTCTGATCCATGGGAAGTACATTCATACTTTGATGAATGCATTGCCAACAAGGACAAGGTAGACGGCATCATTGTGGACAGTGCTACGTTCATGATGGATATGTTTGAGACACAGCATGTACTTGGTGCAAGTAACACCATGCAGGGCTGGTCTAACTATGCTCAGTTCTGGAAGACTCTACTACAGGAGAAGGTTACTCTATTCGGTAAACCTACAATCTTCACAGCCCACGTTCTAGATATTCTGGACGAGAAAGCTATGGAGATGAAGACTTCTGTACCTGTTAAGGGTTCACTAAAGAACAATGGTATCGAGGCTTACTTCTCTACTAATGTTGCTGCAAAGAAGATGACCATTAAGGACTTGGCTCCTTATGAATCTGATTTGCTAAACATCACTGATGAAGAACGTGCTCTTGGTTACAAGCATGTGTTCCAGACACGTATTACATCCAAGACCACAGGTGAGCGTATTCGTTCGCCAATGGGATTGTTTGCTGTGAATGAGACGTACATTGATAACGATGCACAGCTCCTTCTCGATCATCTTGAGAAGTTCTACGCTTAGTAGCAACTCAAGATAGACCCAGATAAAATAAGAGAATTAAAATGTCACTATTTGGTAATATGAAGTCCGAGGGTCTTGAAGAAGCTCAGGATCGTCTTGGTGGTTATCAGTCGTATGAGACTGACATTTACCCAGGTAAGGTTAAGCTAGCATACGCTGGACAGGCTCCAAGTGGTGCCCGGTTCATGTACTTCAGTTTCGTCCTTGCAGATGGCAAGGAGTATCGGGAGACTGTGTACTTCACCAATAAGGCAGGTGAGAACTGGTTCCCTAATAAGCAGGATGCCAGCAAGAAAGTACCACTACCCGGCTTCACACTAGTCAACGATATCTGTCTAGCAACTACAGGCCAGGAGCTATCAGTACAGGCTGCAGAGGACAAGGTAGTTAATGTCTATGATCCAGAGCAGAAGAAGGAACTCCCGAAGAGTGTTCCTGTGCTGGTCGATCTACTCGGTAAGGATATTACCCTGGCTATTCTTAAGAAGATTGAGAGCGTCAAGGTAAAGCAGGGCAACGATTATGTTGCTACTGACAAGACCCGAGAGACTAACGGTATCGATAAGGTATTCCATACTGAGTCTGGTATGACCGTTAAGGAACTTAAGGATAAGAAGACTGAGGCAAGTTTCCAGGCTGCATGGCTAGAGAAGAACAAGGGCAAGACCCGTGATCTAACTCAATCTGAGGGTAAGTCTGGTCGCCCTGGTAGTGCTGGTGCTCCACCCGCAGCAGGTGCTACAGCTAAGCCACGCACTAGCCTATTTAGCGGTGGCTGAACCATGTGAGTTAGATGATGCAAAGCTGGACTATCAAATTACCTGTAGCTATTCAGGTGAACCATAAGACTAGATTTGCATTAAATCTAAATCAGTATCGAAATGCACACTTCCATGTATTAAACAAAGCGAAGAGTGTATTTCATACTGAGGTGGGTGCTCTAATCAAGCACCTACCTTATATGGATCAAGCTAAGATTTCTTATGTATTCTATTGCAAGACTAGCAGGGACCAAGATGTAGCTAACGTATGCTCCATCGTTGATAAGTTCTTCTGTGATACTCTGGTAGACTATAAGAAATTACCTGATGACTCTTGGAGATATGTGCCAGGAGTTGAATACATATTCGGTGGTATCGATCCTAAAGACCCCAGAGTCGAAGCCACTGTTACAAAACTAGGAACATGAAAATGCAAATCACCATTAATCAGAATGAAATTGAAGCTGCCATCAAGAGCCACATGGGCAATCTCATTGTCCTGCAGCCCGGCACTGTCATGGACATTGATCTACGTGCTGGCCGTGGTGACAACGGTTACACCGCGCTAATCAATGTGGACTTCAACAAGGTAGTGAATACCAGTGAGCCTACCACTGCTCCTGTTACCGAGAAGGTAGTAGGTCCTGTTGCTGGCGTAGCTACTGGTGTAGCTCCTTCGCTAGTACCTGCTACGACTGAGCCAACCAAGCGTGTAACTATGGATGACCTTCGTCGTCAGCAGGCTGAGGAAGCTAAGCGTGAAGAAGCCACACAGGAAGACGATACAAAGTCTGAGCTTGCAACAACTACGGCTGTTGAACCAGAAGATGAATCGCCCGAGGAAGCCGAGGCTGAAGAAGTTATCTCCGAAGAGCAAGCTTCCAGCACAGTACGCCCCAGCCTCTTTGCCGATATTGGCAAGTCTAAGAGCGAATGAGTAAGCTCGGACACATCATCGGTCTTGTTCTGCTAGTAGCTATCTTTCTAGCTCTAACAGCTATGATCGTTGCAGCAGCACCATACATGGCGCTCCTAGTGCTACTCGGTGTGGCTTGGTTCCTCACTCCAAAGAGTGACGCTACTAACTAAAGGAAAGGCCCCTCATTTAGAGGGGCCTTTTTTCTTAGCGAATCATCTGTGCCCAGGGATTCAGCATAGGAGCACTAAGCCCCTGTCCTAGCCCCCAGGATCGCCACAGAGAGCCATCCAGAAGTTTGGTAACGATGTTATCCTCAATAGGTGTACCTACCCCCAGCACGTTGGGAGAGGGCAGCATGCCACCCATTAGAGCATGTAGTGGGTTGTTGCGGATCATAGATGCAGCAACCTTGGTAGAACGTAGCTTGAAGTTATAGAACCAAAGCATACCAACACTCTCAAGGTAGCCACGGAACCGACCACTGAGACGGTCGTAGTTTACGAACTCCTCAGTTACCCGACCGAGTGCATACTCCTTAGACTTCTTCTGACGCTTAACTAGATCGTCATAGACAATCGCCTTAGCCAAGAAGTCACCATACTCAACAGCCTTCTGAAGACCCTGGAACAAAGCTGTGTCCTTGGTGATCAGAGCGTACCGACCAGCAGTCTGCATAGATGCAGGCAGCTTAGAGACTAGCTGTTCCATGTAAGCATGGAGCCGTCCTTCGCTGAGTAGAATCTCATCACGAGAGATACCAGCATCAGAGACAGAGCTAAACTCACCAGCTTCAATCAATGGCCAGATAGACATACGCTTGTAGCTATCCTTGATTGACTGAATCTCGCTCCGCAGCTTGCGTTGAGCAACAACATCCTTCGAACCAATAGCAGCACGAAGCTCTGCATCAGCTTCAATCTCACGTAGCCGAGACTTAGTATATGCATTCACTTCAGCAGTCTTGCGTGGAAGACCACGGGCAATGTCTGCAAGAGGAATGCCACGGCTAATCATCTGGAAGATATTCGAAACAAAGTTACCTGCTGGAACAATCATGGATTTAACCACGATTAGTACCCGAGCATCTTTAACGAAGTTCTGTAGAACACCTTCACCATTGACTAGACGACGGTACATCTCATTACCACCGAAGCCGATTAGCATCTCCTTTACACGCTGCTGTGTTTCCTTGGACCAACGGCTATTGCCAGTCCAAGCATCACCAATAGATGCACTACGATAACCGAATGCATCCTTGAGCATATCTCTACGGACCCACAAACCTTCATTGCCAAACTTGCTCTGAATGTATTCACGAGTCTCAAAGTTCATTAGACGTAGAGCATCAGCAAGTACTGGATCAGCTTCTAGTTCAGCTTCATCATCTAGGTTGATGAACTGATCTGGCTTAGTCTTGAACTCATTTACATAAGTCTGATGTAGAGCATCGATCAGTGCATTGTTGTACTTCTGAGCAGTGTTCTCTTCTACCTGACGACCAGCCCAAGAACCAATGGTCTTAGCTAGATGCTGATCGGTCTTAACCTTGACTAGCATGTTAGGATTAATCGAACGCTCATAGCCACGGACGTTACCCTTCTCATCAAACAGAGGCATTAGTTGCTCTGTAGTCTGAGTGGATTCACGACCGATCATACGAGTGATCCGAGCTACTTCAGTTGGCTCCATGATCCGACCAGCGGTCATACCCTCTGTGTAGCCAGAACCCATATCCACACCACTAGCAGTACGACGAACGTTCTGTAGGATACCCTGCTCAAACGGAGGACGGGCAGATACAGGAGCGAAGTAGTAGGCCATACCCAGGTTGCTACGCTCAGCCTGTGAGCCAAGGTAATCCCCAACCTTTACATAGCTTCTCTCTAGAAGAGCCTTGCCCTCGGCTGCATTAGCTAGAACCAAGGAAGCACCGATCTGCTGAGTTTCAGGAATGAAGCCCTTGTAGTGATCCATAACAGCAGGGCCATTACGAGTCTTACGCAGTTCTTCCTTACGCTGACCGTTCAAGTAAGCGAGCGTGAAGGTTAGACCTTCCTTCTCATTGGCAGCTAGATCGGACAGTAGGTCCTTATCCTTTTGGCTTAGAGCTTCTAGTGCGTACATAGTCACTAGCTGATCGACACCAGAGATATAGCTCTGATTAGGCTTAGCACGGCCAGCCCTCTTGCTTTGCCCATTGAGCATTGCAATCGAGGTAGCATTACGAAGGAGCATAGAACCAGTCTGACCAGTCTTCATGAAGTTAGTTAGCTGACGAGCCTTAGCCTGTACCTGATTCCAGTGTACAGGATCAGCACTAGACAGGAAGTTTTCCAGTGTAGTGATGTTCTGACTGATAGCATTCCGGTTAGCTAGCATGTCGAGAATCTGCTCGTTGCTAAAGAACTCGGTTAGCGTTGCCAGATCAGTCTTACCCATAGAGGTATATAGGCTAGCCCAATTCTGCTCAGACATCTTGCGATTGAACTTCTTATCCAAGATGGTGGGCACGTTCTCACGGAACTGCTGACGGTTCTGCTGAATGTAAGACTTCACAGCCTTGATCATGTCATAGACATTGGCGTTGCCAGCGTTACGACCGATTAGATCACCAAGCAGATCACGCAGTGGTTCAAAGCCACGCACCTTATTCATACGCTCATTCATGTCCATGGCCACGCTTTCGGCGCTTTCATCATTGGACACCATGGCTAGCATCTTGGCAGAGTTGGCCAAGAATTTAACATATGTATTGGATGTGTTAGCAATAACCGCATTTGCCTTACGGATCGTAGCAGCAGATGCCTTGCCGGCTAGATCAATCATCGACTGGTTTAGACCGTCAATGATGTTACCAGCAGGTGCAGCAAGCTGATCCACAAACGTCTCAGAGTTCTGAGACATATCGACGATACGATCCTGTAGGGAATCAATAGCTTCCTGTACGTTCTTCGCGTTACGTGGGCCAGCCATAGTGTCAGACAGCTTATCCATGAGAGTGTTACCAACATTCTCTAGGATGTTATCCAGACTATCATTCTGATTCATCACAGTCTTAGGAAGAGGCTTCTTAGCTAGTAGCTCACGGAAACTATCGCTAGTTGTAGCTAGACCCAAGAATACTGGAAGCAGAGACGAACGGCCTAGCTTATCGTTCTTGGTTCCAAAGTCACCCATGATGAAGCTGTACTTGTCCTGAGCCACTGGACGCTGAGTATCGTCCTGAGGATCAGCCATGAAATCTTCAACAGTTAGACCCTTGGTCACATGAGCATATAGCTCTTGAGCACGAACCATAGAGTTAGGATCAATCTGAGCCTGGGTACCGAGTGCTGCCACTAGCTTGACGAACAGCCCAGCCTGCTGAGGCGTCATATCAAAACGTAGGCTCTGAGCCTGGATAGCTAGCTCAACTGCACGCTCAACAGCATTCTTCTGTTCTGTCTGACGAGCAGATACTTCCTTCAGGTTAGCCTTAGTAGGAGCACGAATGTAATCTTCGATCTTATCCTTAAAGGTCTGAAGTAGGGTAGCAGCACGCTCATCGTTACCAAACGAAGCATGAGCCATAGCAGACATATCAGGATTGAATGTGCTGGTTGCACCCTTGGCAATAAGCCCGGTGTTGAAGACTAGTTCAGAGAACATGTCATCAGCCTTGGCATTACCAAAGATTAGCTTCTTCAAGAAACGAAGGCTATCACTGACAATCTTGGCAAGACCTGTAGCAGTCTGAGTACCTTGGAACTGTGCAATTTCCTTATTGCTTAGAGTCCAAGCCATGTACTCGTTAAGTGCTAGAGCCTTGTTGCCAGCAGCAAGCTGAGTATTGATAACCTGTTGTGCATGAACCATTGCTGGATTAGCAGCAGCTAGTCCAATGAACTGATTCATCAATGCTTCGATACGTCCAATAGCACCAGCTACGAAGCTACTGCTCTTACCATCATAGTGATCGAATACTTGGTTATAAGTAGCAGCATGGATCAACTCATGGATCAGAGTTTCCTTGGAATTGTTCATAACCAGCACAGTATTGGTGTCTGGAATGAATAGGCCAAAAGGCTTCTCATCACGGAGAATGTTTTCCTCAGCACGTCCATTCTGACGCAGGTAGTCGATGATCTGTTCCTGGGAACCAAGGATAACAGTAGCAGTCTGCACACCCTTGCTCTGCATAATCTGGTCCATAACGAGCTTGTTCTCGTTGGACAGCTTCATGGACTCAAGGAGTTCCTGGGTCTGTGTAGCATCCAGAGTACGCATCGCTGGTGGGGTTAGAACCACTTCTGTGGTGTCTTCCACCTTTGGTTTTGCATTTTCCTTAGCATCAAGAATTCTACGGAATTCCTGATTGTAGAATACGTTTAGCTGATCAGCTACTTCTTGATCAGTAACAGCATCAATCTTCTCTACACCATTGCTCTTATAGGGTGATGCAGCAGAAGCCATCTGATCCACCCATACTTCAATACGTGCGATAGCAGCATGACGAGCATCAATAGAGTCAGCAACATAATCTAGGTCGCTGTAAATCTCATCCATAAGTGCCTGGAATTGTAGAGCAGTAGTCTTGCCCTTACGCTGCTTAGAAGGAAGTAGAGCCTTCTCAAGAGCCTTAACCTGAGCAGGTGGCATACCTGTGAAGTCTAGTGTCTTCATGAACTGGTCATAAGACTTCAGTACTTCACGTACAGGATTAGCCTGCCAGCTATCATATACAGCCTTGTTAGCTAGTGTGCTGTAGCCCTTAAGATTCTTAAGATCGAAATTGGCACCATCGAATACGAGCAGAGCATTTTTCACCTGGGGCGAAAGCTTCTGCATCATCATACCGTCACCCATGCCAATGACGAGTGTTGGAATACCTGCTACGCCTGGGTCCTTAGGACCATAGACATAACCAGATGTACGATAGCCACCAGACATGCTGGCACTGAAATTAACTTCATCTACGTCGGTAGATTGATTGCCTGCAATGAAGAATGACTGATCAGCAGTCTCAATCAACGGACCCATATTCATAAGACTGTTGAGGATTTCCATCTGCTCATCAGCAGATAGGAAGTCATCCTTCTTATAAGTGGTTCCTGGCTCAGCCAGCTTCTCTGCAACCTTGGCACGAACCTTAGCAGCAAATGCGTACTGCATCATGATACCCTGTACCTGCACAGCCTTACGAAGCAGTACAGCAGAGTCCATGAGTGGCTGACCGATAGTAGCAGTGATAGCTTCAACCATTGGCTCTACGAAGTAAGAGAGCATGTTATTATTAAAGACCTTCGACGCCTCAGGAGAGAGAGTGAAGTTCTTGGTATCTACATTCTCAAACCGCTGACCAGTTAGTTCACGGAAAGCACTTTGGAACTTAGCGAACTTAGCATCAGCATCTTCATTGAATGCTGAATCACCAAACATAGCCTGAGCCAATGTCAGCTTAGGATCAGCCTTCATGGCTACACGAGCTTCAGACAGCTTCTCATAAATAGCAGTCATAGTAGTGCTGGTCATCTTGCCAGCAATACCCATGGCACTTGAACCATAGATGGTAATGGTGAGAGGGTTTTTAGCAATACCGCGAGACATGAGAAGATTACCCTTCTCATCGATCTTTAGGTCCTTGTTGAAGTTACCCATAACGAACTTAAGAGCACGTAGCTTAGGATCGTTAGTCTCAATATCCTTACCACCTAGAAGCTTACCAAGCACATCAGTCGTAGCCTGATAGGTGTCCTTGGAATCATAGCCTTCGTAGTGGTCATTAAGATTCTTGGGTCCATTCTGCTTAAAGTACAGACCACCCTTACCTACAGTCTTCACCCAATCAGCAGTAAATTCACCATAGGTGAGTAGGTTCATGGCATTGATAGGACCGTTAGTTACACCGTCTGCTTCTACATAAGCAGAAGTCTCGAATGCAGCCTTGTTGTTGGTCTGCAGGAAACGACCATACTCAGACAGAGAGTGTAGAACAGCAGGGCTGTTAGGAACCTTAGCGTTCTTAAGGATACGCTTTAGCTCATCAATGTCACTGTCATTAATAACGCCTGAGTTGTTCCAACCCTGAACCAAGGTAACAGCAGGAGCAAGCTTACCTTCTAGAAGGGCCATAGCCTGATCAACAGTCTTATCTAGGGACTGCTTATGTACCTTGATATCGAAGTGCTGACCCATGGCTAGCATGAACATACGGAAGTCTTCGTTGGTATTCTTAGACATATCCAACGTAGACCACGTAGGTAGGATGGCTTCACGCACAGCCTTGCTAGACTGTGGAGTGTTCTTACCTAGCTGCTGAAGACGACCCACACGAGACATGTTGTGTCCGTAGTGAATCTCTACTGCACCAATATCACCACCCTTGGATTCAAATTCCAGACGAGCCTTCAAGTCTCGAAGAGTCTTATAAGACTGTTCAAGGTTGTTGGCCTTACCTTCTAGGGTACGGAAATGATTCCGGTTTAGATTGTCCTCTTCGATCTTTCCGTTACCGAATAGGTTCTGGAAAGCGTCTAGAGACATGTTGTTGTAGATGTTTAGCATCTGCACATTGGCACGATACGTCACTGCATTGGCTGCCTTGATGGCTGCCTTCTGTCCCTTTGTGTTCTGAACAATAGGGTTACGCATCTGTGTTGGAGATACAGAAGCTACCTTTGAACCAAAGTAAATGGCTTCCTCTGGATCAGTAAGTACTGCCTTATCAATAACATCTTTAACAGTATTTAGACCAGATTCACCTACTACATTCTGTGGAACCACACGAATGATAGTACGAGCACGCTTACTTTCTGGGTCCCTGTTCTTTGGATCAAGATAGACACCATCCTTATCAAAGTAAAATGTCTCTGTCTTAATCATACCCTGAGCAGTCATAGCTTCTAGAAGGTCAGCAGCTACGCCTTCAGCGATACCCTTAGTGTACCCGTCTGGTGCATTGCGGTTAACAGTTACACCCCAATAGTCAGTAATCTTACGAGCCAAAGACATTTTGGCTTCAGCAGGACTCATGCCGATATCAAGCATCTCAACGGTATCTTCCTGTACCATTGAAGCTTCAACATCGAGCATACTGGCTACTGTTGATTCATCTAGGTGAGCACCTAGTTGATCAGCAGTTAGGTTCCACTGAAGACCTGCAAGGACAGCAGACTCAATAAGGTTCTGATTGTACTTATAGCTACCGTCTTCCTGTAGCTCAGCAATGTTTAGACCCTTACCACCAACCAGTCGGTTAGCCTCTACAACACCTAGAGCAAAGCGTTCTGCTAGAGACTTACCAGCATACTCACCCTTGCTTGTGGTTCCCTTTAGGAATTCCTTAATAGCATCGTTCATAGACTTAACGAGCTTAGGAACATTCTCTAGGTAATCAGAATATGCACCAGCAATCACATCATCATACCGATCATCGGTATTGATAATTTCAGCAGTAGTTTTAGCTGGTGTTTCATCACCAACTAGAGTGCTCTTAGCTTCCTTAGGAAGCTTGTAAGACTTCTTGAAACGATTGTTCTGACCAGCAGCAAGATTAGGGAATACCTGATCCATAGGATCAGTCGTCTCTGTTACTTCTGGTTCAGCTTCTTCTGCCTGTTGCTTAGCTACTTCGTCTTCACGACGAGTCATTTCATTATCAAGAATATTGAAAGTAGCTTCCTCAACAGGAGTACGCTTCTTATCAATAAGCTTATTAAGTTCATCGTTAAGCTGTTCGTCAGTCATCTTACGGATACGTTCAGTACCCATTGATGGCTTAGTTTCTACAACTGGTTCAGTAACCTTAGGTGCTTCTTCTACTGCTCTAGCAATAGCTTCTACAGGAGCAACTACAGGCTTAGGTGTAACCTTGCCAATCTTACCAACTAGCTGTGTTGGCTCAGCAGGCTTTGCCTTTGGTGGATTAGCAAAGCGGTTTGCTAGATCACGAGCATTACCCATCAGTGCTGGATTAAGTGGAGCCGATACAATCTCAGGAACATTAAGCTGAGGCATTGCATTCCGAAGGCCATTGTAAACATCAGCTAAAGCTTTTGCTTCCAGATACGCACGTTGAGCAAATTCAATAGACCCAGCCTTCTTAGAGTGAAGTGTTAATCCCTCAGCAGATCGACCAAAGCTACGATCACGTTGGCTTAGAGCTTCATACCGTTCAGCAGTACCACCCTTCTCAAACGACGTATTAAGAGCAGATACCTTGTTCTGCATATGCTGCACGAACTTACCAAAATCTTCTAGGAAGGCAGCAGCCTGCTTAGGATTATTGGCTCGCATAGCATTGAAAATACGTGTGCTGTGGCCAGAAGCAGATAAACGCTCTGCGTAGACACCCTTGTTAGTTAGAACCTGACCACCAACACCATCTACCTTACCAACAATACCCATCTTCTCACGCTCTGCCTGTAGATTACGAGCAGAAGCAATGATGGACTCAGCAGATACAAGAGATGCTAGTTCAGCCTGAGTTAGCTTAATCTTACCTTCACGAGCCTGAGCAATAACACTAGCAACAGCTACTGGATCAGCACTTGTAGGATTACGTTCTGCCTGAGCTACGACACCCTTGGGGGATACAATCTGACTCTCACGAGTCATCATCTCATCAATGGCACGTAGTGCCTTCTTCACTGAAGCAGTGTTGGCGATGTTAGTCATAACGGCATCGAACTGCCGCATAACATCCTGAGCAGGATGATCAGCAGGAAGATTGTTAAGTCCTTCTGGATCACGCATAGCGAAATCGGACATAGACTTAACTAGAGCATATAGCTCAAAGCCAGCGAACTGACCTTCAGGAGTTAGAACATCGTTGTCATTAACTACCTGAGCTAGACGCTGAATAGCATCCACCTTGCTAACTGTACCTTCAAGAGCAACACGTACAGTCTCAGGCATCTCTGGATCAGAGAGCATAGCTTCATCGAACTTGTTAGCAGAAACAAGATCATCAACATACTGAGTGCTTTCAGTCTGTTGCTCAGGAGTAGTAGCAACCTCAGCTACAGCCTCTCGTAGAACTGGCTCTAGATCAGGAGTCATTGCATCTAGATCAGCAGCAGCAGTCTGAACCTGTGCATCAGGAACAGATACAGCTTCTTCGTTACGACGAAGCACTTCACGACCACGCTCAACAAGACGATCAGCTAGTGGACGTACTGCTTCCTTAGCAGAATCGACTACAGCACTAGCCCCACGTAGAGTGGCATTTGCAGCCCCTACAGCGGTGTTACGAGCTAGACGTGCAGCAGCACCGGGAGCCTGGGTAACAGCAGCAGCACCCAAGCCAAAGAGCGCACCAGTACCTACTGCTTCACCAACACCTTCAGTTAAATCACGAGTGTTATCAGCTAGAGACTTGATGGCTTGGTTCTGAGCATAAGTGCCCATACCACCTTGAATACCTTCTTCTGTGAATTCACGAATAAGGTTGTCACCAGCACGGCGAAGAGAGGTAACGCTAAATGGGTTGGCTTCAAACTTAGCAACAAGGGCACCAGTAGCAGCAGCTACAGGAGCTTGAATAGCAGCAGCACGTAGACCAGCACGATTAGCTACTTCCTGCTTAGCAGCTAGCTGAGCTTGTGGATCATTTGGATTAGCTTCAGAGAGAAGCTCATTATACAGATCAGAAGTCTTTAGTAGCTTCTCATGGGTCATCTCCATGACTTCAGCAGCAGATTGCTGGTAAGCGCCTGCACCTTCCTGAGCAGCAATAGATGCTGTCATTGGAATACCACGAGCAGCAGACTCTAGAGCACGGATAACAGATGGTGTCCCTGTGGCTCTATTAACTTCAGCAGCAATAGTAGCAGCACGTCGAGTAGTCTCAGGAATAAGTGCAGCACCAGCACGCTCAATACCCCGAGCTAGTGGAGCAGCGCCTAGCATCGAACCAACAGCAGCAGACATACCTGAGCCAAAGGCTACAGGGTCTTGCACTGTGTTAGCGATTGCATCAACAGCATTACGAGCAATGTTACGGACACCAGCACCGAACTCACCACGTTCAACAGTATCAGCTTCTACAAGTGCTGCATTGTCACGGGTAGTTAGACGATTACGATCTGCTAGTAGTGCAGCACGTTCCTGAGAAACATTAGACTGATTACGATCAACAAAGTCATTAGCTTCATTGATCTTAGTGCTGAGCCAAGGACCAACATTGTCAGCGCCTACAGCACGACCTGCTAAACCAGCGCCTAGAGCACCAAGGCTAGCAAACCCACCAACGAATGCCTGACCTGTATCAACTACCGCATCAGCAATTGTCTCATTGGTTTCTCGCTGCCCAGCCTGGATACGATTGTATTCAGACTGACCTGCCATACCCATACGAAACAACTGGTTGCCTAGGTCTGGACCATACTTAGCTCGTAGCTGGTCAGGACGTAGGGTTAGTACATCTTGATCCATTTCAGAACGAGTGGCAGCACCAGAACCAGTAGCCCTACTCTGAGCTAAGCTAGTAAAATCTTGTAGAGAACCAACAAGACTCTGTGGCTGTGCGGGTACAGGATCAGCAATAGGATTTGGTGTAGCAGCTAAAGCCTGCCGCTTAGACTCTGAGATATCACGCAGTTCCTGCTGCTTCTCAGTAACTATAGTAGGTACTGCGGGAGCTTCTGGAGGCATAGCAGCAGGTGCAGGAGCATCTGTACCTGGGATGCCAGGACGACCAGTACGTAGCTGTCGAGCAGTCCACGAAGAGAAATCGAGGGCACTTCCACTTCCGCCAGTCGGTGTAGTCACGGGGGACAACGGACCAGCAGCCTGACGAAGAGTCTCAACGATATCAACCATCTTGAATTCCTAATATAAGGCTATGGCTTTTATTTACTTGAATACCCCAGAAATAGAAAGACCCACCTAAGTGGGTCTTCCGTTTAATTACGAGTTAGAGTCTGTCTTCTAGGTGCAACATCAGCACCTAAATTAACAGATGGGTCTTCATTAATCTTTTTAGTGATAGTGGTTAGTGCATCTAGAGCACGCTGCCGTCTTGCACCAAGACGATCTAGTTGACCTCTGGCACCGGGTCTAGCACCACTTTCTACCATACGTTGAGTCTCTTTGTATTCACGATCCAACGCACTGAAAGCAGCAGCGGCAGTATCTTTCTCAGTTTGTAGAGCAGCAAAGCTCTGACCTAGGCTTAGAACATTAGCTAGGTTCTGCGGATTTCTACGATAATCTAGAGCTAGCTTATCTAGTGCAGTATCATCGAACCGGAATCCATTACCAAGATTGTCTGTGTTAAGCTGGCTAGGAGTTAGCCCACCTAGACTAAAGACAGCACGATCCAACTGGTCTAGTGGACCATCCTGAGCAACAGCTCCACGCCGTAGCATGTCACCAGCAACAGGTGCAGATACACCAGCCATCTGCATAACACGCATTAGCTTACTGACTACGATGTCTCGATTGGCTCCCTTCAGAGTGCCATTCGCAAGCAGTGCATCTACTACAGTACCCTGGTCTGCATTACTTGGCAGACTGGTTGCTAGATCAGCAGCAGTGACACCTCTTGCTTGAGAGTTAGAAGCAGCTACTCCAATACGATTACCAACATCAGTAGCATCCTGTAGAGCAGGTTGCCCAGGTGCAGGTACACCAGCATAGACATTGTTCACACCAGGGTTAGCACGGAACTGTGCATTCACAGGCTGACCCAAAGCACCAGCACGACGCAAGCTGTTCTGACGATGAGCTTCTGCCTTTTGAGCAGGAGACATATTTGGATCAGCTTCAATACGTTCAAACTCAGCAGATGCAGACAGATTATCAGTACGAGTATTACTAACACCACCCTGGTATAGATTAGCTGTAGGTGTATAGATATTACCCACAGTTCCACTAAGTGCTGCAAGTGCTGCCGCCTTAACTCGCGGACTAGCACCAGATTCAGCAATAGTAGCCTGCATCTGTTCAGGCGTTACACCAGAGTTTCGAACAGTATCTGCAAGAGCTACACCATCAATACTAATATCACGATCTTCAGTACCACGATCAAACGTAGTACGATTACGCTGATTAGTATCCCGTGTACCTGTCAGCGTTTCTGTTAACTGATCAGCACGAGTATTGAATGTAGCTCTAGAGAATCTAGTACCTTCTCTTACAGATTCAGCACTAGCACGAGTACTATCAGTAGATGCACGAGTCTGTTCATTCAATAGCCCAGGTCGAGCAGCATCAGCAACGAATGTAGCATCACCAAGTCTATTCTCACGGCTAAGCTTTTCATTCTCACCTTCCAGCTTAGTAGTTCTAAGTGGGTCCTGAATCTTAGCTGTAGCTAGAGCTTGTTCAACAGTAGCTAGATTAGCTAGTGCTGGTGCCCGAGCATCAAGAGTAGCAAGCCCCTTAGCAGACATATTAGGCATTGCTAATGCACCAGTAGCAAGTGCTGCCTTATACGCAGCAGGGTCCTGAAACTGTAGAGCAGCAGCTAGACCAGCCTTATCTGCATTCTCAGCACGATCAGTTTTGAAGGCTTCAATACCTGTACTCAGCCCACCGAAGGCGGTCTTAATAGAGTCATTGAAGACCTGAAGACCTGCTAATGAACCACGAAAATCCGGGGCATCAACATTTCTCCAAGTAAGTGGAGCAGCCATTATATGTATTCCTTATGCTACACGAGTCATACGGTTACGCTCTAGATAATCATTAGCACTAGCAGGATTACCCTCAGCAACACCACGACTACGAGCACGGTCTTCTAGCTGTGTGTTGTAGCTCTTCATCTGATTAACCAGATTGGTAGTGCTGATGTTCTTAGTCAGTTCATACTGCTTCTTAGCTAGACCCTGAGCCTGCATACCACCCCAGAGTGAACCAAGGGCACCTAGGCCAGAGAGAGCTAGCTGGCCTGTACCTAGGTTAAGACCTAGACCAGAACCACCTAGAGCAGATTGTCCATCAGTGATCTTATCGAAGTTAAGACCATTAGCTGTAACACCACTAGTAGATAGCGATGGAATAGCACCTCCTACCATTGGAGTAATAGCCCCCATGTCAGAAAGACTATTAGGGCCTAGCGAACCGCTACCACTAGACCCGCCCATTGCTCTCATAAACTGTTCCCACATTATACTGATCCTTTCACTTATTGAGTTCAGTGCTGAGAGTAATATCAGCAAAGTTAGTAATCATACCCATAGAAAGTTCAGAGATATCTGAACCAGCCATTAGAGTACGAGACAAGAAGCTGTCTAAACTCTCAGTTACATAGCCACCACTGGCACTATCAGTGAACGATAGTGGGTCAATAACTCCATTAGAACTAAAGTTCTGTTCCATGAGTTTAGTCAGTTCCATGGACTGCTGTTGATAATCCATTACCATTTTCTGAGTATCTTGGATCATCTCCTTAGCGCCAGCCTGCAT